TTAATTGACCTGAGAGAGTGCTTTTAAGGTCCGTTCGTCTTCCTGTTGTTGGTCTTCTTTAATCATATGAGCGTAGACGTTACGAGTGATGGAACTGTTCTTATGGCCCAACCGTTTGGAAATGTATTCCATCTTCACGCCACAATAGAGCAGGTAACTAGCGTGGGTGTGCCGCAACCCGTGAAAACTAATCCGTTTAATTCCCAATGAATCGGAGTATTTTTTAAGCAAGTTATCACACGCTCCAGGGGATGGAATGCGACCACGCTTGTTCATGAAAACTAGATGATCTGGGTTATCCAATTCAGCTGCCATCTGTAAAGCATGCAGTGTTTTAAGATGATTTAAAAGATCGTCAGTTACAGTTATTGTACGAATACTAGATTCAGTTTTTGTTTTCTTAAATTTTTGGCCATAAACATAATCCCATGACTTATTAACACGGATAGTCTTATTTTGCCAATCGATATCAGTCCAAGTCAGAGCAGAAACTTCGGCTACTCGCATACCAGTTAGTAGGCCAGTATAGATCATTGATTTTCCAGTAGAAATTAGCTTGATGTTTTTATTGACTTCGATAGCTAGTGTTTGCATGTCTTTTGCGTCAAGGTATTTTAGTTGCGCAGATTTACCAGCGTGGCCACCTAATTCAACATGCAAACAGAAATCAGTCTTTATTAAATTATCGGCTACAGCATCGATAATTGCAGCATGAATATGGCCATGCAATTTTTCAACAGATGACTTGCTATGATATGGTTGATCATCTGCCAGTTGTCGCTGTGCACGCTGCTTAGTATTACCGTGCACAAATTCATTAATAAATTGTTGATAACGTAACCTGGTCATTGACGATAGTTTAATATTGGGTAGTAGCTCCACAATTTGACGAAGAGTATATCGATATTCTTGCTCTGTAATTCGTGCAACTTTGCCAAATTTATAAGTTTCTAACCATTTCTCGTAGTAATCTGTAAAGACTGTCGTTGTGTCAGTTTTTCCTATGGATTGGTCAAACTTAGCTTGTTCCAATTTAGTCGCCCACTGTTCAGCCTCTTTTTTACGAGAAAAGCCACTCTTATTTTTAAAGTGCCGTTTGCCAAATTCATCATAGTAACTAACACGAACAGCCCATTTGCCATTTTTCTTATTAATACTTGCCATTTATATTTCCTCCTTAAATTTCACCTAGGCGGGTAGAATTTTAAGGACTTGCAGGCAACACCTCCTTAGTTGTGATAATATTATGTATGTAAAAAGAGCGGAGCAATCCACTGGCTTTTACTGGTGGCACATCCATCTTCTTGGCGGGAGCGGATGTGCTTTTTTGTGAATAATAATCATTGACGAAAAGTCACTCGGATTGTAAACTATACTTAAGATAACTTGAGAAGGATAAAGCTAGGTTCCCGAATGGGAGTAAGGCAACAGGCCGAGAATTCCTATGCTCCTGGGGTTGTCTTTTATTTTAACTTTGCTTTGAGATTCTGAACAATATGTTCAGGATCTTTTTTTATTTCTTCGACTAGAAAATCCACTAATTGAGTGGAATAGCCATACCTATTTCCAAGCTTGTAATAATAACAGTACCTAGGATTGGACTTCAACTTGTAAAAGTGTACAAAAAGCTGAAAATCGTGAGAAGTAAAATGTTGTTTTGTTAGTTCGCCACCTTTAATCTTGGTAAGTAGGATATTAGATGCTCTAAGGCGACGATTAACTTGTTTTACAACGGTGCTAGTTGTGTTGATGTAAATTGAATTAGGATCTTTGATTTCTTTTACAATTTTTACGTCATTGCCTGAGTCACCTACCACGCTAACTAGAATATCGGCCTTCTTTTGATTCTTAGTAATAGCAAGAGTAGTTTGAATTGGAATCGCAAAAGTGCTGTTACTTTCTTGGACATCTTTTGCTATCTTATCGCGTTCATGTATCAGCTTTTCTGCCATGTGAGTAGAGTATTTTCCCTTAATTTCATCATTACTCAATTCTTCTGGCCGAATGCTCAATGTCAAAAAATTCTGGGCAATGTGTTTAGTTATATCTTCATTATGAAATTCTTCCATTTCATTAATAAAGTTCATAACACAGGATTGAAATAACGGAGCATAGATTCGCTCATAGTCTTCCGTAATGAAATGGGTGCTGGTATTTCGTAGCTCAATAATTCGCTCAAGGTTTATTCGCAGGGGATCGTTTGCGTTAGTGAAAATCTTTTTGATGGTTGACTCTAGTGTGATAGTCCTATTTGGACTATCTGAATAGTAAATGGAATCTTCACCATTTTGGTTGATGAGGTGGGCTTTTAGCATTAATTCCCATGCGTTACAAATAAAAAAGCTAAATCCTTCAACTCGATATTTGATTGTTGGCTTGTTGTAAATTTCAATTCCCATTATGAAAGCTTCAATGCTTTTCGAAACTAGACGTTTTGATAGATTTTCCATGCACGTCTTCCTTTCTGCAATAGATTTTTATCAAGAAAACAAATAATTGGTATGGGATAAATTAAGCACATCTCAAACTTTGACCGGTAGGGATGTGCTTTTTTTGTTACAACGCGAGCGGCAGGAGTCGAACCTGCGTGATGCTTGTTGAAAGCAGGGAACCTTGTATGACTTTTGTTGTTCTACCGTTGAACTACGCTCGCATGTTGCCCGCTAGGTTGGTAGTGGACAGGGTGCTACTTTCGTTTGTGAATCCAGTAAACTAACATGACGATTAAAACTATGAAGCAAATGATGCCAATTGCAATGGTAAAGTCGAACACGTGTGTGCTGTACGTTCCTACATACAATTCCATAGATTTTACCCCGATTAAAATATATTTATACTAGTTCTACTTAGCATGTTTATACCCGGCTAAGCCGATAAAATATAATATCGCGATTGGCACCCAAATCACCATAACAATTGCTTGTGAAGGAATCCAGGTTGCCAGGATAAATAGTACGGCTAATATTGGTAAAAAGATGTGTCCTAGTGTTCCTAATATCTTCCATAGTGCTAGAAAGATGACGATCATTATTAGTAGTCCCATTACAATAATTCCTCCAAATTCCCCAGCTTTTAGCGACATCCGTATCTGGTCAACGCGAGCGGCAGGAGTCGAACCTGCATAGTACTCCAAGAAAGAATGGGCTTCAAGACTTGGAATAAGGTTCTACCGCTGAACTACGCTCGCAAGATGCCAACTGAAATGATTCAATTGGCTTGACTGGCAAAATTTTACTATTCCTTTCCTTGCTTGAAGCGTGTCACCAAATCGTCTTTAATTCCTTTAAGCATACGGTCGTATTCTGCTTCGGAATAGCTATCTTTTGATAGGTAGAGAATGGCGTCAGATTTTACAAAGGCTGTTAAGTCACTGATAATATCTTCTATTAGTTCGTACCTTGAAATATCTTGATGCATAATATGCCTTCTTTCTTTATTTTAATGCGAGCGGCAGGAGTCGAACCTGCATAGTAGTTGTTAAGAGCGGGGACTCTATTATTGATGGACACGTTCTACCGTTGAACTACGCTCGCATGTTGCCCGCTAGGCTGGTAGTGGGCGAGGGTGATACTTGCTTTGATGCTGAACCAGATAGTTGCGAATAGCAAGAGCAAATAAGGCAATTGCCAGCGCAAAACATCCAATCATAAACACAATCCAACCGTATGCTTCAAACCAAACAATCACGTTCACTAATATCCCAAATCCAATGAACCACCATAGCCATTTAGTGAAAAATTTATATACTAGCCATCCGATGATAATAGTAAATCCAATTAATGCCATGATTATTTATCCTCCTGTTTGTTTTCCAACGCTTTAAGCTTATCCTGAATAATTTCATTTTGTGTTTCCAATTTTTTGATTTCAGCGTATAACTTGTCGAAGTTAGAAGTATCTTCTTGGGCAAAATAGCTAGTGATAGTACTCGTTAATATACCAATAAATCCAACACCAATTAGCATTAATAAAACAGCGGCAAATCTTCCTACTAATGTGTGTGGTGAAATATCACCGTAACCGACAGTTGTAGATGTAACGATTGCCCACCACATTGCATCTCCCCAAGAAACGTTTTCTGCTATCGAATATAGCGTAGCTGAGATGAATAAGATCGCCAGGCATACCCATAGCAAATATATAAAACCATTTATTTTAGAAAACTTTTTTAATTTAGACTGTGCTTTACCAATAAATCCGATAAGCCTAACAAACTTAAACAATTTGAATAATCGTAGAACTCGGAACATTCTTGAAAACCTGAATAAAGTAAACATTGAATTAAATGGTATTATCGCTAACAAGTCAAAAATATTGTGTTTGAAGAAGTATTTTTTGTCTGTAGCCTCGATAAATCTGCTCACATAATCTAATGTGAAAATGATTAGTATTCCATCATCGACTATATTCCATGGAGTGCTGTTCAAGTCAATAACTCCGGAAAAATCAAATATGGTAATTGCTACAGAGAATAGAGCCAATATTCCTATAATCAGTTCGTAAGTCTTATGTGCATATTTCAAGTTGCGTCCCCCCATCTCATTACAATAATGATACTGCTAAACAAGAAAGGTGAACGGCGTTTTTGCATCAATTTATTGAATATATCTTACGAGGTTTTCTTGTAATCCCATGGATTCGATTAATTCATATTTAGTCATACATTTAACATCCTCATCGCTAAATCGTGCCAGCATAATCTGCATTGCAAATTCATTGGCATCTTTTTCAGCCCAGTTGACCATTCCACAACCACCTGATTGACGAAAGAACGCAGTTGAGAATCCGTGATGAAGCACAGCGTGTCCAATTTCATGTGCCAGTGAGTAATACTGAAAACTTTCATTTGAACGACTGTTTAAAGTAATTACATTGATACGTTTGTAGTAATCACGTTGTGCATAATTTATATCTCCAAGATCAGCATAAAGTAGAATGTAACCACATTTTTTCGCTAGCTCATAAGGATCACTTGTATTGTATTTTTTGATTAATTCATGAGCTGCTAAAACTGCATTTTTTTCAAAAGCCATAGAATCGCCGCCTAATCTTTATCTCGATATTTTTTAGGTGTGAACTTTTTACGAGCTTCTAATTGGGCAGCTTGTAAAGCAGCAACCATGGCAACTCGCATCTTTTCTTTATCATCATCCGTCATTGGCTCACCATAATAATTAACCTCTGCGTTCGAATCTAATCCGGAAAGCATGCGGTCAACTTCTTTGCCAATATCCCTTTGATCTTTTTCCGTTAATTCATAATATCGTTTTTTGTCAGTTCTACCTAATAGATAGTCGGTCGATACGTCAAAGTAGTCTGCAACTTTTTGAAGCTTGTCTATCGTTGGCTTTTTAGTATTCCAACGATAAATTGTGTTCTCACCAAATCCCAACTGTAGTGCTAGTTGTTTTAATGAAATTCCTTGGTCAGATGAAAGCTTTTTAATAATTGAGACAGTATCCATAGTAAACATCCCTCCAAGTCAACTTAATAAAATAAAAGTATCAAAAATGGTATTTAACCTTTGACAAGTATCATATGTGGTATTATACTATGGTCATAGGTTAAAGGAGCGGTTTGAATATTAACCGCAATAATAAAACGGAATGCCAATAATTTCAGACCTGGTAGTTTAGAAAAAATGGCTTATTTCCTACGCCTATATAGTATCACTTGTGATACTGACGTGCAACAAAAATATCATATAGGGAGGTGAAAACATGACCGGACTTGTTAGTAACATTAAACAACTGGCATATGAAAGCCATCAAAGCATTGAAGATGTTGGCAAGAATTCTGGTGTTGGCGAGAAGGCTATTTATCGCTGGGATAGAGTACCACCTAAAATTACTACTTTAAAAAAAGTTGGTGAATATCTTGGAGTAGATTATCGGCTGTTATTGCCACCCAAAAGCAAAGATTAGAAAGGAATGATCTACATGAATGATTTAGTAATTATGAAGAACCAGCAAGCCGTTACTAGTAGCTTGCAAGTGGCAGAGGTATTTGACAAGCAACACAAGAATGTAGTTCAAGCGATCGAAAATAAAATTTACTCAGCTGAAAATTCAGCTCAGTACGATTCAATGTTTTCCAAAGGATTTTATAAAGACCGAAGTGGTAAATCTAATCCAATGTATTACATGAATCGTGACGGGTTCAGTTTCATTGCTTTCGGGTTTACAGGTAAAAAGGCGGATGCGTTCAAGCTCAAATACATTGAAGCATTCAACTCTATGGAAGAACAAGTGAAATTGCCAACATCACCGCGCGAGATTGCAAGATTGGCATTGCGAGCCAATGAAGAGACTAACCAACGCCTAGATAGCGTGGAGGGCGATGTGAAAGACCTCAAGGAGAACCAAGTTATTCCTAATCCTGAATATAGTGCGCTTAACCGGCGTATTAATCAGCGCGTATCGGAAGTTGCACATAGCTATGGCCATATCACACAGAAACAACGAGGCGAGCTGTTCAAAGATATCGGCAGTGGAATCAAGAAGATTGCTAACGTGAGTGCTCGGTCAATGCTACGCAAGAAGGACTACCAGATGGTAATGGACTTCATCAACGATTGGGAGCCGTCTACAGCAACTAAGACAATCATTCGACAGACGTCACTTCGATTCGACAAAGAGCCAGCATAGGAGGTAAAACAATGGAATTTGAAAATGTACGTGAAGCACTGAAATTCTTGCTTGAGTATAACGATACGATGTTGAACCCTAACCTTAAATCTCGGGTTAACGGTGGTAAGTGGGAGCCAAGCACAGTTAGTGAAGTTCAAGCGACGAACTACGACGTTTTAGCACAAGCAGCGGACATGCTTGGTATGAGCGACCTTTACTTAAATGAACAGCCAGCATAGGAGGTGAGCTACATGGAATTAGTAGATGCACTAAAAATGGCAGGCAGGAATGGGAAGATCGTTCGAGCTAGTGATTTGAAATATGATTCAACTTACTACGTTCAAGCGACTGATACAAAAGGAAGATTAATTGCGTTTACACATGGTGAACAGCTTTCGGTTTGTTGGGAACCAACGTTCACAGACTTAGTTGCAAACAATTGGCTAGTAGTTCAAAAAGGTGACCCTTACCGTGAATAAGGGTCACTAAAAAGCTTATAGAGGGAAAGATGTATTTAGACTAATACGCTTTATCTTTCCATTACCGTATCCGAATTGTAAGTATCCCTTATCCTGTAAAGATTTCAAAGCGTTCGTCAAAAGACTCTCATCATTAATTCCTAATTCGGATAGGAGACCATCAATGCTAACTGGGCCGGGCAAATGGCTTGGCGCATGCAAACGAATAGCGGCAATTAAGTCTTGTTCATTAACCATATTCATCACCTCGATTAATTGAACTAACAAAATTATACACCGAAAGGAGTGACCAGGATGGACAGTTTAATAAGTGCTTTGTCGAAACTCTTCACGCAAGCATATGAACAAGGAATCGCGGATGGGCGTAGTCAGCAAGCTGTTGATCATAAAATGATTGGACGTAAAGATTTCTACTCTGAATTTGGAATCAAAGTAGATACATTCGACAAGCACTATCGCGACAAAGAAGGATTCCCAAAGCCAGAAGAAGACGGAAAATGGTACGCCCCAGCAGTCGAAAAATGGTTATTGAATCATCAAAATTTAAGTGATTAAAACCTAGGCGGGTAGCTGATGATTCAATTCATAAGGAGGAATTGCCATGGTAGAAGTAGCAGTATTAACTTGGGCGTTAACAACCGTGTGGTACAAGCGCTGTGAGATTAAACATTGATTTGGTATTTAAGGAGGACACTGCAATAGCAAGAGTACTAAATAAACTGGTATGTGTATTATGGATAATTCAAAAGGACCTCCACATTATTGCAAGTAACATGGGGGTCCAGAGTAAGAATAGAGACTAGTGCTTTTTAATCCACGTTTTGACATCGTCCGTGAAACCGTGCCAAGCAGCTTCACCGCTTAGCTTGGCCACAAAAAGTTTGTCATTTTCATTTATATATTTTACCAAATGATTGCGTATGCTTTTTGCAGACAAGCCAGAAGTTATACACCAACATGAATGTGTTAAGTTGGCCCATCCGCCAAAAGATTTGATGGCAGTTATTAATTCTTCATAATTTTCGGAAGAACTTTCTAAGTCATAGCTGATTAAATATTTAATAATAATTCGCCTCGATTAATTGGAATAAATAATTTTTGTTTTCGAACAATCAAATTGAAAAAAGACAATAAAAAAATAATGAATATTAATTATTGTCATCTTCATGGGCTAAGGCATCTTTAAAATCATCTATAGTATTAAACCATGCAGATCGTGATCCGGAAACATAGTCAATAATAAATAGATGGTCATTTTCATCTAAACAGGGTTTTATAGTGTCTCTTAATTTTGCAGGAGTGAGAGAAGTATTTACCATCCAAAGTGATTCTGTGATTTTTCGGTGAGTAGAAAAGTTTTTTAATAATTTGTAAAGGGCGTCGTAGTGTTGGCCTCTGTTTAACAGTTCAAAAGCAACGAACTTACTGGTTTCATTCATATTTTAATCACCTCAATTATTAAAGACATACTAATTGTAACGCTATAAGGAGTTATACGCCATGAACATTATTTTGATTTCGCATGTTCTGACCATCAATTGTGAATGATTAGAAAGTAGTAGTCATAAGTTAGCAACATGTTTGAAATTTAAGGAGGAAACAGCATGCAAACAGATTTGCCAAAGCAAATGAATTACAAGCAAGCACTAAAATTTTTCAACATTGGTTCTTATAACACATTGTATTCGTTCATTAAAAAGGGACTTAAAGTTACACAGATAGGTGGTGTTAGAAGGATTGATCAAGATGACGCAAATGAGTTTTTAGAAGCACATAAAACTCAAGTAGGCAGTGAAGGTGCAGAGTAAGGAGGAAATGATATGTATGAAGAAGACATTGAGCACGCGTTAAGAGCACGTAAGTATAACGCGATTCGTGCAGATGAACGTGAGCTGATTAATGCTATTGCTTATGACACAACCGGAATTATTAAAAGGCACCCGCGTCTTTACTATTCAGAAGAGTTTATTGCTGAATTACAAGAACACGATATTAATGTTTGCGAGCCAGATGAAGAAAACGACGATGGATGGACATTTACATTACCACCAATGTATCGGGAGGAATAACCATGAAAGTTCATGTAGGTGATCGAGTGAGTTACAAGGCAGAGTATAGTTGTGGCCAATTAATACGAGAAGCCGGCGTTGGTAAAGTAGTAGATATTAAAAAAATTCCGTTCACATTGCGCACTCAAAAAGATGTGGCTGTAGTTGAACAAAATGGACAGCAATTCGAGATTATTACCAATGGTATTCAAGTGCTCAAGTAGGAGGAATGATCATGCAAAAAGTATCAATTTTACCACTCCACGAGTGGAAACGAGCGCAAAAAAAGCCATCGCTAGTAGCGGCTAACGATGGACTAATGGAACAGATGCTTAACACCAACATCTACTCTATTCCAAAGCAGTCTCGTTTGCAAGTGCTAAGAAAGCGAGGGCGGTAGTTATGGATAATCCATTACCTTACAAAGAACAACAGGATTGTATTCTCTATGGTATTACACGGATTGCATCAATCAATCCACAAGAATTAACTCCAGAATGGCTGCTAATTCAAAATCATATGGCAATGGCGTTTTGCTTGAATGCATGGATGTTTAATAGGGGGCTGAAATAATGATTAAAAATGGATACAGAATCAGCGTAAACTTTACAGACATTGGTCATCTTAGTAAAAACATAAACCCACTATATGAAAAATGGTTGCTTTGCCAAAATGATTTGAAGACTATTCAGATAATTGGCGAACTGGCACTTGGAAAATGTGACACATACAAATTACTAAGTCAAAACAGCATTAGCATTAATGACTTTTCACGTGCTATGAAAAATTTAAAGAAGCTGGGATTAATTGAATATAGTGTTGAAATGTGATTTAGAAACACTAAAACGAATTGGCTTGAACTAAAAAACACAGCAGTGACTAATACACCGGGTGGTGGAATGCCTACCAATAAATAAGGGAGGATTAAAAGATGGCACAAAGGAGAATGTTTAGTAATACGATCACGGATTCTGATTTGTTTATGGATATGCCTAAGTCAGCTCAGCTACTATATTTTCATTTGAATATGCATGCTGATGATGATGGGTTTGTGGGTAATACAAAATCCATTATGCGGATGACTGGTTCAAGTGATGATGATTTAAAAATTTTGTTAGCCAAGCAGTACCTTATTCCGTTTGAGAATGGCGTCACTGTGATTAAAGATTGGCATATTCATAATTACATCCGATCAGATCGTAAGCACCCCACGAAATATACTAGTGAGCTTAAACAATTAGAGCTAAATGAAGACGCTAGTTATAGTAAATTGCCCATCGGTAGTCAAGTGTCAGCCAACTGTCAACCAAATGACGGACACTTGGTAGGCAATTGTCATACCGAGGTTAGGTTAGGTAAGGATAGGTTAGGTAAGGATAGTAAAGGTAAGTATATAGAACCAGGTAAGCCCAAACCAGGAAAATCCAAACCAGCACGACACAAATATGGACAATACCAGAATGTCTTACTGACGGATGAACAATTAGAGAAACTCAAATTGGAGTTTCCTTCTGACTGGCAAGATCGTATTGAGCGAGTCTCTGGGTATGTTCAATCTAGTGGTAAACACTACAAAGATTACTTGGCTACCATTCGTAATTGGGCTAAGAGAGATCAGCAAAGTAACCAAAGTCACAAAGCAGCGCCACAAACACGAGAGGACTGGTTTGGCTAATGGAAAATGTAACGAAGTTATTCAATCAAGCCACGATTCAGAAAGTAGTAGCGGCTAGAGGCATTGATACAACTAAGTTGCCAACCAAAGAAGAATTGGACCATCAAACGATTGACCGTGCCAATGCTGGTGTGGTTGCTAACCGGAAACGGTATTACTATCGCATGTCAGTCTGGTCTGGAGGCGTGCCACTACGATTTAGCTTTAATGATTGGCAGGTTGATAAACAGCCTAATCAAGCTAAAGCTAGAGAACTTGGTAATCAAGCATTTAAGTTAGCTAGGCAATTAGAGACTAACCAGTTCAACGTAGCGCTTGCAGGCGGACCCGGAGTTGGCAAAACATCATTAGCGCTAGCAATTATGTATCAGCTAATGAGCGCAGGACAGACAGCAATGTTTGTCTCGACAGCTGAATTGCTACGGCTGGTAAATGAGAAATACGAAGCACCGGACGTACGTCAACGGTTACTATACGTTTTAAAAGACATGCAAAACGTTGATGTTCTAGTTTTAGATGATTTTGGTACTGAAGGCGGTAAGCCAACTGAAAAGGGGTTCTACAAGCCAGTACACAAAGATTTGCAGACACTGATGTATCAAGTGGCAAATGCGCGTTGCGATTTTGATCATAACGAAGTCAAACATATAACCATCATTACGACTAACAACACACGTAAGCAATTAGAAAGTATGTATGATGGCAAAACAATCGATCGCTTATATACCAAGGATACTAGCTGTCAATTGCTGTTTGACAACATGGAAGGAGTCAGAAGTGTATGAGCTGTGAATTATGTCATGGTAGTAAAGTTGTTCAGCAACCACTTGGGAGTTATGGTTTCACGTTTGGACCATGCCCAAATTGTACGAATGAGATACATGCTCATTACGAGCAGGAGCTTGAAAGGAAGTTAGCCTATGGCGAGCAAAAATTGGCCTAAAGAACTGGAAGTAATTCATAAGCTAGAAGCGAGATATGGCAGCATGGATAACGTGCCACCAAGCAAACTAAGCAATTTGCATAAAATGCCTGGAATCAAAGCTGTATCAGACGATTACACGGAGATTACGCGTACCCAGTATAATGCCATTAAATTAGTCATGGAAGGCAAGCAGGGTAAAACTAGGACGTCTCGGGAGTTAAAACGGAGTAACAGTTGGATTGATAGACGTATTCGTGCGATTGACGAAAACAAATACTACATTACGGAGGACGAAGATGCCTAAACACACTAAGAAACGTTCAACGATTAAACGGAAGCACCGGCGAATGAAACAACATGCCGAAGCAAACAAAGCTAAAGCACAGGATAATAAGCAATTGGCCAAGGAATATGAGCCGTACAACATTAATAAGCGGGCGTTTCAGGAGGATTAAAAATGAGTATTAGAAATAAAATCGGGTTGGCTATGACATTATTGCTATGTTTGGCACTCATTATCGGGAATTTTTTAGATGGATTTTGGCATGGGGTTACTTTTATCGGTGTTACAGCATGGGTTGTGATAGCACTGGAACTATCGAGTTCTAACAGATGATTGGAGATGGCGACGATGATTAAGTTTAGGGCGTGGGATAAGGAAACCAACAAGTATTTTGAGCCAACTTATCAAGCCTATATGGGCAGGCTTGAGGAATTAACAATTGCTTTAAGTGGCAGATTGCAAAAAAGAACCTGCAGAGGAATGGTGGATGAGTCAGTGTTCCCTGGTAGGTATGTTGTTGAACAGTTTACCGGTCTGACAGACGTGAACGGCAAGGACATCTATGAAGGCGATGTTCTAAGGACGAAAGCTGGACTGATTCAAATTGTAGAGCAAGGGATATTAGAGACTGATCGCGAGGATATTATTAGCGGCTTTTATGCTAATAATCTTAGCGACGGCAAACCACATACCTTTAGCTACGACGATGAAGTTATTGGCAACGTGCACGAGAACGCGGAACTATTGGAGGTAAGAGAGTGAAAATTGTCGGTGGACTATATTGTACTGATGGCAATGTAAACAGTGTGAAATACCAGTCACAATACGTTGTAGGGGTTAACGAAGTTGATAAAGAACGTGTGAGAAAAGCTTGTATGGCTTACATTGATGACTATTTTGGCAAACAGTATTTTGAGAAAGAACGCGGGATTAGTCTAAAAGATTTAGTTGGGTCTGCTGATTTGAGTGTTTCGTATGAGCGCCATATTCCAATAAATAAATACAGCTTTGACTATGATATTTGGGGATCTAGTGTTAATAGTATAGGGTTTGGCCCCGGTAAAGGAGCTAGAAAAGTTTGGGTGCTTACTTTTAACGACAATCCATGGAGGAAAGCGAAATGATTAAAGTTTATCGTAAAACGGCCACTATCAAGGCCAAACAGTTTGATGGTAGTCAAACAAGTCTATTTGGCTATGAAGTTATGCCAGACTCATTACTTGATGCATTAACAGGTGAGCCAGCTTATTATTCAATACTGATTGACGATTTTGAGCCCGAACCTGATGACTTTCCAGATGATAATGAGGTATCGTTTGAAATTGGTGATTGGATTGTTAATGAAGCAGACGAGATTAAAGTTATGGCTGATGAAGAATTCAAACAACAGTATGCCGAGTTGCCGGTGATTCCCGAAAATGTTGCTTATATAATTAAGCAAGCTAAAAAGGGTGATTATAAGCTAGGATGGGTGTTCAATGCTACTTACTTGGGACTTTGGCGAGTTAGTGTTGGCAATTGGATTAGAACGCATGCGGACACGGTTGCCCGTGCGTGGCTAGACGGATATGTGGTGGAGGAAGAAAAATGACTGACACCGAATACGCAAAAGCAATCCGAATGAAAGCCACAGTTGCCAACTTGGAAATGAACGCGGCACTGACAACTGAGCAACAGGCGCAAATTGGTCAGGACTTCATTGCTGACATTGCGGAGTTGAGCGAAAGGGGAATTGGTAGTGAAACGAACGACGATTAGAAAAGTTGAAGATATTCTACGTGACTATCCCAAGATTGACAAGTATATCGAGAAACGTGAACAGGAATTACGTTATCCAACTGTACCACGTGATGATAATGTCGGAGGTGGCAAGGCACAATACAAGTATCCTGAAACGACGCTCAACACGATTATCACGATTGATGATGATCGGCGCATTAATGCCTTGAAACATCAACGGGAAGTGATTGACGATTGTCTAGATGATGTGGGACATGATACGGAGGTTATTGTTACTGAATTGTATTTTCGAAATCATCCAAGATATACTCTGGTTGGCCTAGTAGATAACAACTTGTTGAGTGTTGGTAAGGCACGAGCATATGAACTAAGAAACGCATTTGTTAATGAGTGTGCAAAGAGATTAGGATTGTATGATCTATAGTGGAAAAAAGTGAGAAAACTAGCCTCTATAATCGTGCTAAATTGGTAGTATGCCAAATGTGATTGACGTGCATGAAGTAATCCTCCAAATTACAGACTGGTAGTCGCTGTGGGCTAATTGGTAAGCCACAATGGAATGTAGGTTCGAGTCCTACCGGCGATATTTATGATCTAATTATATAAAAGAGCTTTCTAAATTAAGTGGTGATAATCGTGTCAAGACCAATTCACAGCAAGTACGGGTACGAGCCGCCTGAATGGGTGCAGGCTGATTCCCGGCTAGATAAGTGGTACAAGGATAAGAAGCGTCGTGCTAATAAGCATGGCGCTTTTAGTTTGGATAAAAATAAGGAGGTGCAACATGCTATGACCTTGATGAAGCATTGCAATTGGGGTGGTTGTAACAAGGTAGTTCCAAAGGGCCAATCGTTCTGTGATAAACATGAAGCAATGAACGAACAGCGTAAAGCTGATTACAAAGCTAGTTTAAACCATCGTAGCCAAACGGATACGGGTAAGCAAGTACGCAGAGACCATCAGGCTTATTATAATCACGTTAGACGTGACCAGGAAGCTAACACGTTCTATCACACTAAGCAATGGCAGAACGTCAGAGACTACGTCTATGCCCGTGATATGGCAACGTGCCAAGTATGCGGCAACGTAGTAACCGATCGTAAGATAGTCGACCACATTCATCCGTTGAAAGTCAGTGGTGAAGAACGCCTTAGCCAAGACAACTTATGGACGCTGTGTTATCGCTGCCACAATATCAAAACTAACCTTGAAATGAAGATTGCTGCCAAAGATAACGGGAATGCGATTTTAAAACATGCAAAACGAGAATGGTGGCAGAAAATTATTAGCGAGCGGTTCAAATAGCCCCCCCACCGCCGTTTAGGAAAGGAGCAATCACAACATGGTGGTGTCCTTTTTACGCGAGCAATTTTTAAAACTTTTTTTACGGTGCCTTAATAGACCGCTAATTAGCAGTGTTAAGGCATTTTATATACATAAATTTATAAAAAACTGGTCGCTATACGCACCCTGACCAAGATATGGAGGTGGTTTGATTGAAAATTAAAGATTTGCCTGACGAACCGCCAAAATATATGGAAGGTATCTCACGATATATGTGGCGTAGGATAGTGCCAATGCTAAAGGATAACTCGTTTGCTAACGAGATGGATAAAACGCTGGTTGAGGCGCTATGTGATAACTACTTTGTATTGCGAAGTAGTGCCAAAAGTATTAGCGAACATGGTGCCCAGTTTGAAGTGTTTGACTATTCCACCGACAGCAAAGGCAAAGTAATTCATAAAGAATTGAAGGCTATCAAGAAGAATCCTGCGGTTGACAGTCTAGATAAGGCAACAAAGAATATTCGGGCGATAAGTTCAGAGCTTGGGCTGACTCCGCAGAGTCGTGCTGATCTATTAAAACTTGGTGACCATGATGATGATGACGAAGATAGCCCGTTTGGAGGTGATGATGATGGCGAGTTCTAAAGTGCAGCAGTTTGATTTTAGCCAGCGAGGAGTGGAAGTTGATTCTGTATTTCGAAAATTAGATAACGAAGGCTATTTTGACGAAATCTGGAAGGCTTACCGTGACCCAGCTACTGCCTATGCTTATCTGGTACTTAGTGGTAAACAGATTGCGGGTAGCAAAATGAAACTAGCATTGTTTCGCCATCTGAATGATTTGAAACGGAGCTTCTATGACGATGCTTTCAATTATGAATATGACTTGAAGCAATGTCACCATATTCTTGACTATGCCAAGGTTTGCCCGGATGTAGAATCTGGTAAACCCATGCCGTTAATGGTTTGGCAGCAAGCTATTTTGTGTTTGCTGCAAGGATGGCGGAACGAGAGTGGCGAGAAGCGCTTTACCTACGCACTAATTTCGGTGGCACGGACCAACGGGAAGACGTATTTAATGAATATTCTGCTAACTTATGGCTATTTAATCGAAGCCGGTAGTCGCAAGAATCTGGACTTTGCTTATTCTGGGACGACCGAACAAATTAGTAAAAAAGGATTCCGGTACTTAGGCAGTACTATTGATTACCTTGCTGAAAGCCAATCGTATTTCAAAAAGAGAATTAAGACTAAAGAAATCAACGCTTCAGCTGATTTGATACAAAGCTTTAAGTCACGTAATCAGATTCTAAGATTGACAGCCAATTCTGGTAAGTGGGATAGCTATCATTGCAATACGGCTGTATTGGATGAATATGGAGATGCTGCTTATGATGACGATGTTCTAAGCAAGTTATCATCTGGTCAAATCCACCAAACTAATAAGCAGCTGATTGCTATTTCAACGGCATACGAAAATAGTAATGTGCCAATGTTTCATGATTATCAGCGATTAACGCGAGTCATTGAAAAAGATAATGAACGTAAGTCCGAAACTAGCCTCTTTCTTTGCTGGGAGCAAGACTCAATTGATGAAACGAATCGACCAGATACTTGGGAGAAGTCAAATCCACTACTCGGACTAGACGAGATGCACGAACGATTACTAAAAGGTTTGCTTGACGAAAAAGACAAACGAGAAAGCACTGGTAATGTCGCTTGGTTTCAAAATCGTAACTTGAACATGTGGTTGGCTGTCTCAAAAGATAAATACTTACAGCTGGATGATATTCAGAAGTCAATTGTGTCTAATGATTCATTCGCAATTGACGGCCGTGATGTCTATGTTGGGTTAGATATGTCGCGGCTTGATGATGATTCATCGTTGGCTTTCATTTTCCCGTATTTCAAAGAAGAACGTCAAATGATGTTTATTTACCAACATTCGTTTGTGCCAACTGCGCATTCACAGCAGAACGTACTATTGAAGTCAAAGCATGACGGGATTAATTATAGTGACGCAGAAGCCAAAGGCTATGCGGATGTGGCGCGGAACGTTGACGGCCTGATTGACGAACAGATTATTGGCGATTGGTTCTTAGATTTTATTGAGGAACATCGTTTGAACGTCAAAGCTTTTGTTTACGACGTTCATTTAGCTAGTCCAATGGTTGAATGGATGGATAAAAACCACCCAGAAATACCTTTTATCACACTTAGACAAGGTACATTATCACTAGATGCGCCAACCAGATTGCTACAAAAACAGTTTATTCGTGGCCTTATTACAATGTACGATGATCCAATTCTTAAGTATAGTCTGACTAATGCAGTGCTAACTAGTAACAACTATGGCGTTAAAGTCGATAAAGCAGTGCATTCTGCCAAAATTGACTGTGTTGACGCCATTATTGATGCCATTAGTGAAGCTCAATATTGGTATACCAGCCCAGACAGGAACGAGGCAGAAGACAGCGCTAAGCACCCATTTGCCAACATGAAACCAGACGAAGTTAATGATTACTTCAAGAGCGATTTTAGTTTTTAGCGAGGTCAAGAAATGAAAGAGGTCAAGAAATGAAACTCAAAAACTTTGCGTTACTTTTACCATTTATTTTTATTTGCCTAGGCTTCTTATCAATCGTGATTGGAGCCTTTTTGTTTAACCTTATTTTGGGATTCGTGGTTCTAGGTATTATGTTGGTACTAGTTGCAATAATTCTAGGCTATGACAGCCCACAACAGGAATGAGGTGAATGATTATCAGTATTTACAACCCCTTTGGAATGTTTGAAAAACGTTCTCAATTTCTAGGAAGCAAAGGTTATGTCCCTAGCTTTAGTATCAGCAATGGCAAGATTATTCCTCACAACATGGTTGATGCACACCGGGCGCTTCAAAATGTGGACATTTTTGCCATGATTAATTTAATTTCAAGCGATATTGCTAGTTGTGACTTTCAAAACGGCGGTCAATATGGCAGTTTGCTTAAGCATCCTAGCCGCTTAATTAACGGATACTCCTTTTGGCAATCGGTTATTATTCAATCTTTGCTGACTGGCAATGGCTATTTGCTGATTCACAGCGAGAAAGGCAAAGTTCAATGGCTGGAACAGATACCAACATCACAGGTAAACGTTCAATTGGCCGATAGCTTAGAGAATATCACCTATGAGATTAACTTCACTGATGACCGAGGAGCGGTTGTGGCTGACAATTCTGAAATGATCCACATTAGGCTAATGCCCACTGGCGAAATTGTTGGTGGCCAAGAGTTTATGGGAATTTCACCGTTGGACAGTCTAGTTTATCCGGTCGAAATCAGCGAAAACGCTAATCGGTTAACACTGTCAACTCTAATCAACGGCATTAATCCTAGCACCACAATCAATGTGCCAGATGCCAAGCTGGATAAGGAATCCAAAGATTCCATCAGAAACAGCTTTATCGAGCAGAATACCGGTGAAAATGCCGGCAAAGTCATTGTGATGGATCAGTCAGCCCAACTTAGTACGATTCAAATTAATGCTGATGTGGCTAAATTTTTGAATAACTTAGACTGGTCTGCTGATCGGGTTGCAGAAGCTTTTGGCGTTCCTAGTTCATATTTGAACCGCACAAAAGCAGATGCGCAAAGCAATAGTCAGCAGATTATGTCGTTTTACGCCAGTTCATTGAACCGATATATTAATCCGATGATTTCGGAATTGGCATTTAAGTTAAATCTGCCTGATTTGAAATTGAATATTCGTGACAGTACGGACGTAGATGGTAGTCAAATCATTGATATGATTTCAAAGCTCAATACGGGAACAAATCCTGTGTTCAATGCTGATGAAGCTAAGGCATTGCTTGCCGAGAAGGGGGTGATAAGTAATGGAATTATCGGCAACCAAGATTCATAATGACGAAAATGTTCGTAGCATTTACATTCAAGACTTAAAAACTCGTGATTTATCAAGTGATGGTACCACAGCAATTGGCCAAGTAAGCGGTTATGCAGTAGTATTTGGCAAACCCAGTGAAGACATGGGCTTTACCGAGTATATCAGTCCAGACGCTTTCAACGGTGTCAATATGAACAGCGTCATTGCACTGTATGACCACAACTTAGACAACATTTTGGGGCGGGTCGATAGTGGCTCACTAGAATTAAAGGTTGATCAGAATGGTGTTTTATTCACATTGAACATGCCGAACACAACGTTAGGGAGAGATGTTTATGAAAATATCAAGAACGGGAACTTAAAAGGCTGCTCATTTGGTTTCACGATTGCTGATGATGACTGGGAATTTGATAATAGCGACAATGTTATTCATACCGTTAATCAAATTGACCAGTTAGTTGAAATTAGTATTACAGCATTGCCTGCTTACACGCAAACTTCAGTATCAGTATCACGAGGGCTTAAACAATTTAACAATGATCAACAATACCGGCTCAAGGCCGGTTTTTGGTTAGACTTATTAGAAAAGGAGTGACATTACTTGAAAATTGAAACTTTGCAAGAAGAATTAGAAAAAAATGAAGCCGAGTTAAAGACTAAAACGGTTGCTTCACGATCGCTTTTAGACAAGGAAGACAGTGACATTGCCGAAATCAAGCGTAGCGTCGATGAAGTGAAAGAATTACGTAGTAAAAGTGACGGTCTGCGTGAAAAAATTGAAGCTTTAAAATCGCTAAATGATGAAGAAAACCGTGCTTCTAAGACGGATTCTAAGGGTGACTCAGCTAAAGAAGATGGTGATAAACCGAAGAAGACGGCAAGAACACGACTGATTCTACTAAAAAGCAGACTAAAAGTGACACACGGGATGATGATCCTGATGATAGTGACGATGGTGGATCAGATGATGACAGTTCTGATGATTCAGAGCTTGAGGAAGACTCAAAAACTAAGACTAAAAATAAAAGAGGGTCAGGAAAAGTGAAGACATTAACTAAAGATAAGGAACTGGAAATTAACAAGCGCGATATGCTTTCAGTGCTAAAAAATGGCAAAACGACACGTGATGTGACTGGGGGTATTGGCTTATCTGATGGGTCTGTACTTATCCCACAAGATATTTTAAATGTAGAACATGAAACACACCAATTTCCACGTTTAGGCAGCTTAGTTCGGACTGTATCAGTCAAACATACTACTGGTAAGCTGCCAGTAATGTGGGACACTGACGAAAAACTATCAGACCATTCTGAATACGGTGCGACGACTAAAAACAATATGTTGAAAGTTGTTCCAATTAATTGGGATTTGCAAACAAAGACTGGAGCATATGTGTACTCACAGGACTTGCTCAGCGATTCCGACTATGATTGGCAATCAGAACTAGCCCAAAGTATGATTACATTGCGTGATAACACTGATGATGACTTAATTATTAAGGCATTGACCGATGGCGTTACCGCTGTGGAAGCGACTGACTTGGTTGCAGCTATCAAGACGGCACTTAACATGACGTTGAAGCCTAACGATAGTGCAGCCGCTTCGATTGTATTGTCTCAATCTGCCTTTAATGCTTTGGACCAGCTAAAAGACACTCAGGGTCGTCCACTGGTTCAACCAGATTTAACTAAAGGAACTGGTAGCACGATTCTTGGTAAAACGGTTGTTGTGATTGATGATACGTTGTTCCCAAGTGCTAAGGCTGGCGATGTGAATATCATTATTGCACCGTTACAAAAGGCTGTTATTAACTTCAAAAACAACGAAATTACCGGTAAGTTTATGGAAACCTATGATGTTTGGTATCAACAATTGGGGATCTATTTGCGTGAAGACGTTGTTCAAGCTCGCAAGGACTTAATTATCAACATCAAGGGCACAACCAATACTACGTCAGGCTCAACCGCAGGTACTGGAAAGTAGCATTTAACTAGTCGCTAATAAATACACAGTACAGTAACAAGCCGGGCGGCTAATTGAAAGGGGGTTATTTAAATCACAATTGACAAAAAGTTAGCTAAGCAGGTGTGTGATGAGTTGCATATTGACCAGACTAACGAGGAACTAGCTACTGTTATAGCCCTGTTAAATGTGTCTCAGGCCGTTATAGATGACTCAATCGAGCTAGCCACTTATCCAGCCATTGTTGATAACCCCCTTTATACTCGGGCTATCATCACATTGGCTCAGGCACTTTATTATGATCGCAATCTAACCAACGGACAGCCCAAAGGTGTTTTACTAATGCTTGATCACTTAGATGCGATTTGCCTCGCTAAGGGGGCTGGATAAATGGCCCTAAATAAGTTTACACCAGCCAGTTTTAACCGTAAGCTTCAAATAGGCACGACTAAGACAGTTCAAAATCCTATTAATGGGACTAGTAAGCAGACCTTTGTGGTCACGGCCAGTTTATGGTGTGCACCCTATACCCGTTCAATCGCTTCTAGCTACCAATTAACAGCTGAACAATTGGAGCAAGTCGTGGTCGTCATACGTCATAACAGCACGGTCAAAGAGGGGATTAAATGCCAATATCAAGGCGACCTATACAGTGTAGTTAACGACAGTATGGACGATTCAAATAGCTATCTAACATACGACTACCTGACTTTAAAGCTAGTCACAAAGGGGGCATAGCTATGGCAAACGATGATATGGCCGGCCAATTAGAAAGTTGGCTTAAGAATGTTCACAAGCTAGTCCCCGATGAATCTGAACAAGAGAAGATAACCGCAGCCGGTGCTAAAAAGCTAGCTGATAACTTAACCGAAGCCACGAAAAATAAACACTACTCAAGTCATAAAGACAAGAAGTACGGACACATGGCAGACAATATAAGCTATAACAGCAACGATATAGACGGTGAACACGATGGTAGCTCAATTGTTGGGTGGACTAACAAATTTCATGATATGAATGCTAGGCGGTTAAATGATGGAACTAAATACATTAAGGCTGATCACTTTGTTGATGATAACTTAGCCGACTCACAAGATGATGTATTTAACGCCATGCTAGATGAATATAAGAAGGGGGACGATGACTAGTGTTATTACCAGTATCACAGGTATCCAGCCTGGTTAACGCCCTCAATTTAACATGGGTTGATAAAGTTTACCTGAATGAAATTCCTAACGAAGATTTAGACAACACTACTAGTACAGTCATTCTATTGCAAGAGACCGATTCAAGCCCGGCATACCTTGCAAACAGCACGTTCAAAGGTCTAGCCATGGGTGTTGAGATTCAAATATTTTATAAGGTTAACCTAGAAGATGACTTTAATCCATTGGAAGCTGAGATAGCTTTAATGAAGGCCCTTAAACAGGCTGGCTGGTTGATTGTATCTAGTCAGCATCACACAACTGATCCAGATACTAACCAAGTAACTAAGACAATTTATGTAACTAAAAATGAAATGCTTTAAAGGAGAGATATTTAAATGTCAAAACACAACATTGTCAAAGCAACTTTTGCTTTGCTAGATGATAACGGCGACTTAATTAAAGACCCCACTAAAGGCCTATCTGCTGACGGAATCTATGTTGCCGACCATAACGGCGAAGGTTTCAGTCAAATCAACGTGACTGCTATTGAAGCGGCCGGAGTAGCAGGTTGGGGTAACGGACAAATCAAGAGAGTGTCGTACGGTAAGTCTATGCCCACGCTGGCTTTAACTGCCTTAGATTTGGACTTTAGAATTAACCAGATGCTTAAAGGGTACACGCAAAGCGCTAATACCGGTGCCTGGGTTCGTCAATTGCCTAAGCCACACGTTGCGATGATTACCGAATCTCAATCATTAGACGGCGACATCTCAATTTATGAATGCTTTAACAATATCGAATTCGTTGAAGAAGGATCTAACAACGGAACTGATACTAACAGCCAAGTTGCTTACTCAACAGTGCTAAATGGTTCTGTCTTAGCACCATTAAAGCCAAACATTTTCTTAGCAGCCAACGGGGTACAACAACCATATATGATTGCCAAGTCAACCGATACTGGCTTTGATTTGAATAAGCTTATGGCTGAAACGTTTGGTGGCTATACTCCATCAACTGGTGGTACAACTGGTGGTACAACTACTCACTAGTAACATTTTAAAGGCTTCCCACTAAGGGCGGCCTTTTTTATACATACAAACTAAATTAAAGGGGCAAAATTCGCTATGAAAATTAATGCTAAAAACTATTTTAAAATCAACAAGACGGCCGATGTAACACCAACTAACAATATCATTCGATTAGCTACCAAAGTTCAAATTGGCATGTTGGAATCGCAAGACACTGAAAAAGAAGTTACTGAACTAGACGCAATGAAAAACGGCCTAGAATTACAGGACAAAATGACCAACTTTGTGCAACGGGTCATGGGCTATACCGACAAGCAGATGGAAACAATTAACGATACCATCTCAATTGAACGTTTTGGTGAAGGCGTTGGTTACCTAATCATGCGTTTAAATGGTATCTCAGACGATGACATTAAGTTATCAGAACAAAAGCAACGTAAGGCAATTGAAGATGCTAAGTCGTCAAAATAAACCGGCACAAACGCAATGCTGAGATTAAGCGAGAGGTCATGAAGTTGAAAAATCAGCAAGAAGACTTTAACTTGCTAGCTCAACAGCTATTAACCGAGGGGTTATCGCCGAAAGACTTCGATGATAGCTCATTTTTTAGTTTAATGGAAACTTTGAACGCTCGTAAAAAGGAAGACCGTGCTGAGTTAGTTGACCCACTAGAAGCCATTAATCAAACGTATGGCTTATAAGCGTTTGTGCCTAAAAGGAGGCTAAAAAATAATGGCTAAAAAAGTAGTGGCTGGCGAAATGACTGGTCGAGTTAATTTAGACAGCACCGAGGCTGTCAAATCACTCAAACAATTAACAGCCGAGGTTAAAGCCAGCACTAGTGGCTGGAAGGCACAAGAAGTCGCACTAAACTCGGCAGGGAAATATCAAGAAGCCACCGCAGCTAAGGTAGACGGGCTGGCTAAGTCGATGGAATTACAAAAGTCTAAAATTGATGAGTTAAAGAAACGTCAATCTGGACTAAATCAGGACACTAAAGATGGTGCGCTTGAATATACTAAGCTAACTGATGAAATCAACAAAGCTAATCGGTCGTATGACAGTATGGGTGGCCAGCTAGATCGGGCTAAAAACAGATTACAGTATTACAATTCAGGTTTAGCCGACTTACAAAAAGGCTATAAACAAAGTACAGCCCTGAGTGAGTCCTATGTAAAGCGCCTAGAAGCCGAGGGAAAGCAAGAGGACGCTAACAAGGCTCGTTTAAGTGGTTTGAAACAAGCCTATTCTAACATTCAAGCCCAATATAAGACCCAATCAGATGAGCTAGATAAAATTAGAAAAGCCAGTGGCGATACCTCAGACGCCTATAAGCGTCAGCAAGTACGGGTTAACGAGACCGCCACTAGTATGGCTAAACTTAAAAGTGAGACTAATGAGCTAGATTCAGCTATGAATAAAGCTAAGCCAACGGCTTTTACCAGAATGCTCGATTCAGCCAAGTCTAAACTAGGCCTAGTCCGTGATGAAGAAAAGAAAACTAATAACGAAACCAAGCATTTTGCCCTTGGGTATGTCATTGGTAACACGATTAGTAACGCCGCATCTAGTGCAGTCGGCTACATTAAGAATGTCACTGAGCAAGGTTATAAACTAGCTGAAGCTGGTGGCACGATTAAGAAGCAGTGGACTAATTTAGGTCTGTCGGACAGTGAAGCAACTAAGATGACCAAGCAAATTGGTGACATTAGAAGCAAGGCCAACATGTCCGGTGGCGCTATTGATCAGATGCAGAAGAAATTCTATGCCATGACCAACAGCACAACTAAAGCCCGTGCCATGACCGAGGTATTAGCTAGTTATGGTTCAGCCGCTGGTAAATCCGGCGACCAGATAGCCCAGTTGAGTCAAGGGGTAGCCAAGTTAAGTGGAAGTGCTAAAGTAACAGCCAGCCTATTTAAGCGTAACTTTGGCCAAGTACCTGAGCTTCAAAAGGCCATCGTTAAAGCTAGTGGTATGTCAACCAGCGCCTTTAACAAGCAACTAGCGGCTGGTAAAATTACAGGCTCACAATTGCAAGGCTATATGGTCAAAGCAGCTAAAACAAGTGGCAAAGCATGGTCAGAGTTCGGTGAGACCACTAAGGGTAAGATGGCAGCCATTCAAGGTACTTACACCAATTTGAAAGTAGCGTTTGCTAAGCCTTTAGTTTCTGGTGTCGAAAAGGCTATTGATGGGGTCTCGAAGAAGAAAGGTGCTTTAGATGGTGTTAAGAAGTCCTTGACGGGTCTAGTTGGCACACTTGGTAAGAAAACTGGGCAGTATGTTGGTGATGTTATTAGCTTCTTAGTCAAGAATGAAAAGCCAATCGAGAAGACCGGTGGCGCAATCGCCAGTATTGTCGGCAGTCTAGCCAAAGGCGTATGGTCAGCTATAGCTGGTACTTTAAAGTTGATTGGAGGCCATTCTAAGGACGCTTCAAAGGGCATGAATGGAGTGGCTGACGCTACAGCCAAGATTGCCAAGCACAAGACAGCCATTGAAAATGTTGGTAAAGCTATCATGGTTTACCTAGCTGTGTCAAAACTAAAAGGGATAGTATCAACTATTTCCGGTGTCGCTGGTGGTATTGGTAAGGTCATTGGAACTATGACCCGTCTAGCTAAATCTGAAAAGTTAGCTACAGCCGCTCAATGGTTGTTTAACGCAGCCATGGACGCTAACCCGATTGGAATTGCTGTGATTGCCATAGCCGCTTTGACAGCTGGACTAGTATTGGCATACAAGCACATTAAGCCGTTCAGAGAATGGGTCAATAAGACCGCTAAAGCAGTGATTAACTTTGGTAAGGGAATCGCTAAGTGGGGGGCTAATGTCGGCAAGTCAGTAGGCAAAGCCCTAGGCAATATGGGTAAGAAATGGAATGGCTTTAAAAAGAGTTTCAAGAAGAGCTGGAATAAACACTGGTCTGACGCTGGTAAGAATTTAAAGGGTGCCTGGAATGGCTCGTTGAAACACACTAGAGAGTTCTTTAGCAGTGTCGGCAAGAAGTGGGACGGTTGGAAGTCTAGCTTTAAAAAGAGCTGGTCACACAGTTGGAATAACCACTGGGACACCATGCGGTCTAATCTGCACAGTTATTGGAATAAAGACCTAAGCCATACTAAAGTATTCGGTAAGTCCATGGGTGGCTGGCTGTCAACATTTAAGACTTCTTTTAGTAAAGGATGGTCTAGCCTTGGAACAGGTGTTCGCAACATATTTAAAGGCCTGTGGAAAGATTTAAAAGGCTTTGCTAAAGATGGCATTAACGATGTTATCGACCTTATCAACGGTGGGATTAATGCAGTTGATGCTGTTATTCATACGTTTGGTGGTAAGAAGAAGACTATTGCTGATTTAAGCCATGTTCATTTTGCCGAAGGTACCGGTATGTTCTCAGGACAACGTAAGCCAATTACTCGGCCTACTATGGCAATGCTTAATGATGGTAATGATTCACCTGAGACGGGCAACAAAGAGATGGTCATGTTACCTAATGGTGACTCAGGCATTGTTCAAGGCCGCAACACTAAGATGATGTTACCAGCTGGTACAGAGGTATTAAATGCTAGTGAGACCGCCATGTTAATGAGCATGCAAGGCGTGACTAAGTATGCCAACGGTACTGGAGTAGGCGGCTTCTTTGGTGACATTTTAAACAGTGTCACTAGTGGTATTTCAGGTGTGACTAGCTGGGTTAGTAAAAAGGTCGGCAGTTTAGAGAAGTTCTTTAAGACAGCCGAGAACATTATCGCTCACCCAATTAAGTCGTTAGAAAACCTGTTTAGTTGGTCTTCTAAGGGCGTCTCAGGAGTTATGAGTAACATTGGCCATGGCCTATTCAATGGTGTTGAGAAGCAAGCTAAGACATGGTGGTCAACACTATGGGGTGGCGTTAGTGACAGCCTAGATAGCGGTGCTTCTAGTTCTACGCTAGTTAATGCCATGGAAAAGTATGGTTCCACCAACAAGTATGTCTACGGTGCTGAAGGCCCTAGTGCGTTTGACTGTTCCGGACTAGTTGAATACACGCTAAAGAAGCTTGGAATTAGCTTTCCACGGACGTCAGGTGAACAATACAAGGCTTCTAAGCATGTCAGCAATCCTAAGCCGGGTGACTTAGTATTCTTTGGCCCAGGTGGTAGCGATCACGTTGGGGTTTATACTGGCAATGGCGAGTTCTATAGTGCTGAAAATGAAAAAGACGGTATGGGTATCAGTAAAGTGCATGGCGGTGGTTATGGATCGTTTGCTGGCTATGGACGAGTACCCGGTTTATCTGACAGTGATAGCTCGGATAAGTCTTCTAAATCTAGTGGCCTATTAGGCACCATTAAAAAACAGGTCGGATCAGGCTTTTGGAAGTTTATCAGCAAGCTAGCCGATGAATTCGGCGATCGTGGTAGTAGCAACCCCGGTGGCTCAGGCGTTCAACGCTGGAAGCCAGACGTTATCAAAGCGTTAAAGAAGAATGGCTTTGAAGCGAGCGCTAGTCAAGTATCAGCGTGGATGAAAGTTATTGCACGTGAGTCAAACGGTGACCCGTCAGTGGTCAATAACTGGGATTCTAACGCTAAAATGGGTATGCCATCAATGGGGCTAGTTCAGACTATTCGGCCAACCTTTGAAGCTTACAAGTTTCCCGGCCATAACAATCCGCTCAACGGCTATGATGACTTACTAGCTGGTATTCATTATATGAAGGCAAAATATGGCTCAGGTGCTAGTGCGTTTGCTCGTGTTAGTGGGCCAGAAGGCTACGAGAACGGTGGCATCATCAACACTAACCAGTTGATTGAGGTCGCTGAACACAACAAGCCTGAAATGGTCTTGCCATTGACTAACAAATCACGGGCTAACCAGTTAATCGCACAGGCTAGTCAGGTTGTAAATGGCAACAATGGTAGTCAGATTGCGTCTACTAACAGTGAAAGTAATGAGAAGCTTGATAAACTAATCAGCTTAATGTCAGCCATTCTAGGCAACATGGGCAGTGTTCAAGCCGTTATTGCTAAGTCAGACGTAGTTAATGCCGTTAAATCTGACAACAAGACAGCTTCACAGTATTCACAAATGATGGGTTACTAAAGTAATCAATCAAAGGGTAGTCCTTAATTGGGCGCCCTTTTTACATAGCTAAACTTAAAAAGGAGGTTAAATCGTGACCTTACAACGAGATGATTTTGAATATGCTGGTTTAAATAGCCGGGACGATTTACAGGTCGAGATGGGTAACGTGGTTTTACCTAGTGCACCAGCCATGGCCGAGCAAGCAACCGACATTCCCGCCATGTATGGTAACCAATTTAACGGTACTGACTTTACTAGTCGGACGATTAGTATACCGGTATCCATCTACTGTGCTGATAACCAAGACAGATTTAATCAGGTAATGCACAACCTAAGTGGTCTGCTACTAAGCGATGACCCTAGCGATAATGGTAAAGAGTACCCACTAGTGTTCGGCTTTGAACCTAAGGTGACCTACTGGGGTCATATTACTGCAATTAGTGACCCGACCCCGATTAATACAGGTATGTATGACATGACACTAACCATTACCTTTGTGCAGTCTGACCCACGGGCAACCCTTCCACAAGTTGAGAAGCCTTTAAATAATGGCTTAAACACGATTACTGTTGATGGTACCGCTAGAACGGAGCCAGTTATTCAGGTCATACCTAAGCGAGATTTAAAGTATATTGGCTTTAGTCTAAATGGCGGCCAGTTCGGTTTAGGACCTGAGTCGCCGGGAGACCAAGCCACTGCGGTTCAACCTTATACTAAAGTTGTTGATGACCCACTGGGAACTATGGCAATGTGGACAAATGATGCCAATGCAATTGGTAATATGAAAACTGGTGAAACATACACGTATCAAGGCCACAGTGCGATTAAGACTTCAACTAATGTAATGCGGCCAGGTGTAAATAGCAATGGATATGACTTTGGGCCGATACCCACAACTGGGGAAGACCGCTGGTATGGACCAGCCTATCGGTATACTGGCATGACACAATCACTAACTGACTGGCGAGTGCGAACGGGTATCCATCAATTCAAATACAGTGGTACCCATAATGGCCGCGCTATGGGGCGTGTTGAAGTCTTGCTATTAGACCCTAACGGTAACACTATTGGACGCTTCGGCATGCGCGACATGGCCTATGGTGCTAAACCCATTGCTAGGCTTCAAATATGTGAGCCTGGCTCAACGCTAGAATATGGCGATCGCTATACTGACTTGTACTATGGTTCAGGGCCGGCAGGTTCTTTTACGAATAAGCCTGACCAGAAAATTCAAATCAAAACTGGCACGACAACCAAGACTGTCACTAAATATGGGCGTTCCAGAAATGGAAAAGTAACTAAACGAACCGTTAAAGAAACCGTCGATACCTATACAACCGTTGTCAATAAAGAGGAAGACTCAGCACTGGCAGGTGCTTGGCCAATATTGGACATCACTAAACGAGGGCAAGTATTTACCTGGAGCATCACCCAGTATTCGACTAGAACAGGTCGACCATTCCTAGACCCTAATATTCACATGTTAGTGCATGGAACCTATGTTGACACTCAAAATAAGTATCAGACAGCCTTGGGTGGGATTGGTTCTGTCTTCCTAAAGCACCCAATTACAGAAGATAGTTATAAAATTGCCTATCGTAACCCCTTTATGTCAATGACTGATCTTCAAATATGGCAAGTCAATAAAGTTGACCCAACAAAGCCAACTTATATTGCTAATGCAGGGGAAGAAATTGTAATGGATTGTGAGTCAGATACGGTTACTGTAAACGGCAAGCTAGTTTCGCCAGTTTGGTCAACCGACTTTCCTAAGTTAAAACCGGGCGTTAATGGCTTGTCGATGATTGGCGACCTAGATGATGCGCAAATGACCTTGAAATATCTACCAAGAATACTATAGCAACACTTTAAAGGCTTCCCGATCAAGGGTGGCCTTTTTACATAACTAAAACAAGGAGGTTAACAAATGGCTTTAAATAACCAGTATTTAATCCTAGACCCTAATTTGAAACGGATTGGCACATTGACTGTTGATGGAGCCACTAAGTTTTCAAATGATAGTGTCAAGATTCAACTAGCTGATGCCGATACGACCAGTACAAGTTATGACGATGACGTCAATGTCGGCACTAAGGACAGCTATACCGGCACGATTAATCTAAACGCCCAATCTAAGAAGTTCGACCACCAAGGCCAACTAGACGTGATTCAAGGCCAGCCTGATTCAGATAAAGTAGTCGCTGGCAACAACCTAGCTTATTATGATGCTTTGTCGGGACACTGGTATGTCATGCGCATATACAGTGTGGAAGAAAGCAATACCGCTGCTGTTAAACACGTCACAACGGCTAACTTTACCAACCTATGCTTGTACAACTTAGCTCATCATTACCCAGTGGCCATTACGGCTAGTGATAGTTCGATTCAGACGGCTTTTAATCAGTGCTTTAACGCCACAGGTTGGACGCTAGACTATCAGACTACTAATGTAATGACACCATCAATTGACATTGACGGCAAGACTAAAGCTAGCACGCTATTACAGACACTCATTCAAACCTATGATGTCGAGATTGATCCTTATGTTGAGATTGACTCACAAGGGAATATCACGAAAAAGGTGTGTGTCATTACTGACCAACTTAATGCTAATGTGGTCTACAACGAGGCAATATTTGGTAAGAATATGACTAGCTTAAAGCGAACAACGGTGTCAAACCCAATCACTAAACTTATCCCTTATGGTGCGAACGGCAACACAATTGGACTAGTCAATGATGGTAAGAGTTACATTGTTGATGATGAAGCTAATCAAACATATAACCCTGACTGGCAATCTGGGTTGTACTATGAGGGGGTTGTTACAGCTAACTCAATTGAAGACCCAGCTGGTCTTAAAGCATGGGCCGAAGAAATGTTGCAATTGTATAATCACCCACGGACGTATTATGAAGTTAATGTAACGTCTAAATTTAACCCGCCATTAGGTGCCACGATTAGGTTTAAAGATGAGTTAATCAAGCCGGCATTAGATGCTAGTGGCCGAGTCATTCAACGGACAATTAGTTTTGCTAACCCTTATGGCAATACCGTTGGTTTTGGTGAATATGTCACGGTACCAGTTGCAACACCAGCATGGATGCAAGGTTATCAAAGTGCTATTAATAGCGCCATTGAAAAGGCAAAGGAGGACGCTAGCTCGGTTAAACCGGTCGCTTTAACTCCTGACGGCAACAACTTCACTGATACTACGCAAACCAAGCGACTAATTTTGCAAGCTTGGGAAGGCAATACTAATATTTCAGCCTATATTGATAACAAGGGATTTATTTGGCACCGTTATAATACTGACGGCACCCTTGATACTAGTTTCAATCAAACTGGATATTTAATACAGGCACCCTATAGTGCCGTTGGCACGTTACGTGGGACTATTGAGACCAGTTACATCCAAAATGAACCAGAGATTAAGCTAGAAACTAGTGCTATTCGTAGTTTGGGTAGTTTTAACCCAGACGACAGTGCACTAGGAATAACTGATGCGGCACAATATATGTGTCCTTTGAGTAATGGTCAGTATATAACTAGCCGGGCTGTCAATCAAAGTACAACCGGCGATGTCATGTTTGTTTTACATGATACTAATTTTAATCCGATTAGCAAGATGATTGTTTCACATGGCGGGCATGGTTCGAGCTTCTCGATTGAAGAAGCAGATGGGGCTATTTACATTTGGTCCGCAACTAAGCCTAATTTAAACGTTAACGAATATGCAATTAGTCGCATACCCTACATTGCTAATACAACCCTAGACAATGATGATAATCGCATTACACGTTTTTGCACTGTCAATCGTTATATTAGAGTCAGCGTTGATTTCAAACATGGGTACGTACTGTGTGGCTACGATAATGGTAAACATGATGTGCTACGACTCGATGAGATTAAACAAGGCAATTATAATGTGCTATATAGTTTTAATGTTGCCAACTATGGGTTTGACTGGAACCGGCAAACTTACCAATCACAAGGAATTGACTTTCCATATGTGTACTTTCACTCGGGTGGTTACAACATGAAAGACCCTCGTATGGTGTACGCAGTTAATGTTGTCCATGGCGGGCAAGAATTTGCTTCTAACTATTTACTAGATATGAATTTAGGGTTAACCGATGATGTTATTGAACCTGAAACGTGCAACATTATCTATAGTCAGACTAACCAGCCGGAGCTGTTGGTTACTTTCAATTGTAAATACCAAGGTGATTATTTACAACGTGTCTTTGTAATACCAATTGAAGAACGTTTGCCAATGACTAAGAAAGGAGATGAATTAAGTGGCTGAATCTAATGCAACTCAAGTCATCTTAACCGATGATGGCATTAAGATTATCAATGCTCAAAATACGGCTGATAATGCGGCTAGTCAAGCAGGAAATGCTGATAGCGCTGCTTTAATTGCACAGTCTACAGCGAATGCCGCTAAATCAGCCGCAGATAGCAATTACAACTACGCCAATTCAGAAATAGCCGTCCAGTCTAATGCTACTGCTAAGGCTCAAAGTACAGCTGACAATGCGTTTAGCCAAGCTCAGGCAGTTGGTAGCCAAGCTAGTGCTGGGATAAGCAACAACTCTACAGCTACTGCTAAGGCTCAAAGTACAGCTGATAATGCGTTTAGCCAAGCGACTACAGCAATAGATAATGGTAAAGTAACTAGTCAAGCAGTGACAGACCTAAAAGACGGTTCCAAGCTAACGATCGCTGACCTAGAAAATGGACTAGCCACTAAGGTTGCTAACTCAGACTATGCTAGTTACAAGGTTCAGACAGCTAGCCAGATAGCGCAGAAAGTTGACAATGGTACTTTCTCAGCCTATCAAACGACTACCGCTGACTTAATAGCCCAAAAGGTGGCTACTAGTGATTTTTCAGCCTATCAAGCTACAACCGCTAAGTCGATTGATAGTAAGGTGTCGTCTAACGACTTTAATACGTACAAGACACAGACTGCTGACTTGATTGATGACAAGGTTTCTAGTTCACAATATAGCTCTGACAAGACACAAACGGCTAGTCAAATAGCGGATAGGGTAAGTAATAGTGCTTTTTCAACTTATCAAACACAAACTGCTAGTCAGATAGCCCAGAAAGTTGATAATGGCACCTTCTCAGCTTACCAAACAACTACTGCTGACTTGATAGCCCAAAAGGTGGCTACTAGTGACTTCTCAGCCTACCAAGCTACAACTGCTAAGGAAATATCTAGCAAGGTTGAGTCTAGTGACTTCAAAACTTATCAAACACAAACTGCTGACATGATTGCTAGCAAGGTTTCTAAGAAAGACGCCAATAACGTCAATTTGATACCATATTCAAGCCACTTTACTACCCCACTTACTGGTTGGACGTTAATGGACTGGGGGGCAACTGACCGGAAACTATTAGTGACTACGCATAATTTCTATCAGAACGGCACCGGGGCACTGCTTTATTTAAATACAGCTCAAAATGGTACTGCTGCCGCTGGCTCAAATCGTTTTCCATTATCACCAAATACAACTTATACGTTCCAATTTAAAGCTTTTGCATCTTCTAATGTTGTCGGTGCAAACGTCTATTTGTTAACTAGGACTTATGGGTCTACTAATGATTACGATATCGTTCACGGACTGTTTACGAATTTGGTAACTTCTCCGTCACATATTGACCAGTATACGGTTACTTTCACAACTGGAGCTAATGATAACGAAGGCTATATTCGAGTTGACAACATCGGGTCTAATAATAGCGCTTCTTCTGGTTTATTCTTTACAGAGCTAAAAATAGAACTTGGTGGTGTGGCCACACCTTACGTATATGGTGGTCAAGACTCTATGATTTCTCAAATGTCTGATGATATTAACCTTAGAGTTACTAAAGATGGCTTGATTGACCAGATTAATATTCAGGCCGGTAATACCCTAATATCATCTAGTGGTCAACTAACGCTAGCTGCTGACACGATTTACTTTGATACTAAGAAGCCAGTTATAATTCCTAGCGCCAATATCACGGGGACACTAAATGGTAAAACGATCCATGGCGGTAATGTCATTAATGATGTTAATAATACTGCGAAGTTTTATCCAACAACAATATCTAGTGACGGTCATATCTATACGACGGGGTTTAATTCTGCTGATGCTATGCAAACAGATTTATCAACTGGGTCATTAACAACAAAATACCGTGCCACTAACACGACAAGCTCAAATAATCAATACGAGGCATATGATGCCACCATTCAGGCTGACCAGATTGTATTGCTTGCTGGTCACACAAATGGAAAAGATATGTCTTTCTCGCAATCATTGACTGGCGGTAATCAAGATGGATATGTGTTAATAAGTCCGCTTAATGGGATTACCTTACATGGAGATACTCAACAAATCACCTTTAACGGTACTTCTGACGATGTTACACCGAAGGGTATCATTATTACGCCCTACGGCAATATCAACCCTAATGGCACACAAAATATCTGGTATGTCGGTAATGGTCCAACTATGAAGACAGCCAGTTTTGGTATTGATGGCTCGGGTGCTAATAACATTCAATTCAATCGTTCTTTAGATATTGGCAACTTCAACATAAATACCTATCACACGATTACCAGTTCTGACAATGGCCCGATTCATTTTAACCGTGCCAATGGTAGCTCTGTTGATATATTCGCTGCTACGGTTAACTATACCTCACTAGTTAAATCGTCCCTGTTAAGCGCTAAGAAGGACGTTGAGAAGGCTGATACCGCCTATTGGGCGCAGCTAGTTAACTCAATTGATTTAGCCACTTATCAATACAAAACCGACGATAATACCAGTCATTTGCGATTATCTAGCATTGTTGACGACGTTAATGTAACAAAACAGTGGCAATTGCCAGATGTATTTATCAACCGTGATGAAGATGGCAAGTTAAATGGGGTGGATGACAGTGTGTTATTGAACGCCACTTTAGCCACGGTACAGGAACAACAGAAAGAAATTGACCAATTAAACGGTCACAATATGGAATTGGAAGCTAGATTAAACAAATTGGAGGCCAAATTAAATGGATAGTATTTTAATCACGAATTATAAACCAGATTACACGAACAATATTATGACAATCAGCATTCAAATTAACACGCTGGGTATTAGCTCACAGGTCAGTATTACCATGGATGACTTTAACACTGCTATTGCTGGAGGTGCTGGGGGCACTGATAGGGTTAAATTGAAGGTGTTGAACACACTGATTGACAGTCTGACCGCTTTAAAGCCGGTTACCACAACCACGACTACAACAACAAAGGAGGCTTAAATTATGAATATTGATGCACAGGCTTTAATTAACAAGCTAACGAGTAACTATGCCCAAGCAATTGCCGTTAAAGAACAGCAATTAGCGATGGCACAAGTTCAAATTGACCAGCTAAATGCCAAGTTGGCTGAAAAGGAGGCGCCTAAAGATGGCGAAAACGCTTAGCTTTACCGATACTTCACCACAAACGGTTAAAATTGGCGATACCACCACTAGCTTTACGTTAATTTGTGGCAATGATAATGTGGCAACGGATTTAACTAAGGCCACTTCAATTACCGTTAAATTGGGCAATAATAGTGGCTATCTTAAATCGGCCACAGTTGACCCAACTAGTTTAACGGACCCAACGACTGGTCAAGTTACCGTTAACTTTAATGCTGACTTGATGACTAGCCTAACCGCTGGTAGCTATGCCATTGAAGTGTGGGTAGTTGATCCTACTGGGACGTCAATCTACCCTAGTGATGGGTCAACCGGTTTTACCATTGCCAACAACATTCAAAGCGCCAATGGGTCAACGATTACGACCATTACTTTTGACGATTTCGTTAAAGAACTGAATAAAGCCGCAAGCACGATTGCCAAAGGTGATAAAGGCGATACAGGGACTGTTGATAACACTGGGTTAATTAGTGCACCGGCATTCCAGAGCTTGCAAACGCAGGTTAATAACAGTGCTGTAGGGACTAACCTATTAACTGGTACTGGTTATCATACTGTTACAGGATCAAATGCCTATGGCTACCTTTCCAATGAAACTACTGATGATCTGCTAGTCTTATTTAAAGGATTAGAAGGGCAAGCTGTAACTGTATCAGTTGACTATGAATACTCAGGATTCATTGCTGGAAGCAGTTCTAACCGTATAGGGTGGGAAACAGCAATAGAAGCAGATACCACAACACATTCCGGCCCATGGTACTATCCTAATAATGATTCAGGTTCAGGGAGAATGTCCTCAACATTTGTGGTACCAAAAAATATAACAAAGGTCTGGTCAGCCATGGGATATATTCAATTTTCAGGTTCTGGAACTGGAGCTTTAAGTCATCTTAAATTAGAAAAAGGTAGTGTAGCTACTGATTGGTGTCCTAATCCAGCAGAAATTTTGACACAATCGGATTACGCAAAAATAAAAGCGGCTATTGTAGCGCTAGGGGGGGCATTGTCATGAGTTTTGATTTAAGCGAATTTTTAACAGACGGATTAATTAGCAGTATTAACAACGGGTTGATTCCATCGGATTTAGCAACTGTATACGCTGGAAATTATCTAGTAAAATCACTGATTACCCAAGCTCAGGTTACTAAGGTATCTGATACAATTACAGCCTACAAGGCCGCACAGGCAGCAGCAGATAAGGCACAGCAGCAAGAGGAAAATCATACGTCTGCGCCGGAAAACACATTAAATATAGGAGGCAGACAATTGAATAAGCACAATTTAAAGGCACTCATCTTAACGTTGGGCGCCATTTTTATGGCCTTTTTAATGGTCAATGTTACCAGTCAGGCTGCTCGTATGGATATGGTCGATGTGTCTAATAACAACGGCTACATGTCAACGACAGAGTATGTTTCGATGCGTAATGAATTTGGTGTTAAGGCCCTTACCGTAAAGATTAGTGAAGGTACAACCTTCAAAGATGGCTATGCTGCTAGCAATATCGCTAATGGTCAAGCAGCTGGCTTATACGTCAACGGCTATCACTTTGCCCATTATAAAACTAAGGCTCAAGCAATTGCCAAAGCTGACTTTGCTGGTCAGGCAGCCAAAGCGGCCAGACTGCCAGTGGGCGCAGTATTGGCAACGGACGTAGAATCGGCTGAGGAACAAGGAATCTTGTCACAAGCGGCCAACGACCGCAACAATGCTGCCTTCATGAAAGAGATTCAGAAGTTTGGTTATCGGGCCGACATTTATACGTCTGGATCATGGGCTAACAACAAGATGACCATCAAGGGCAAAACAGGTTGGGTTGCTGGTTACCCCTATGTCATGTCTGGTCAGAAGTGGTATACGAATAACAATGCCTGGCAATGGTCCGGGGCAGCTCGTTTCCGGATTAGCTACGGTGGCTTTGACGTCAGTCAACTTTATACTGATTACTACACAGCTGGTCAGAAATCAACGGTCAAGCCAACCGATCCAAATGCCGTTAATGATAACAACCAGGAGGCCAACAAAAACACTTCCAAGCCATCTAATTCGGTCAAGTGGGTCAAGGAGTCAAAAAACTATACGCTCAAGACGGCGGTTAAGCTGCGCACTGGCACGTCAACGGCATCAAGTGTGATTGCTATCTTGCCAGCTGGGACTACGGTCAAAACTGACCAAGCTATCATTCAGAATGGTTATCGCTGGGTACGTCAGCCACGATTTAATGGTTATGGTTATCTAGCAACCGGCCCGGCAAGCAATACGCTGGAATACGTAAAGAGTGGTGCAACTCATACGTATTACACAGTCAAGTCTGGCGACAGCTGGTGGGCAATCGCACAACGCAACAGCCTGAGCATGACTACATTAGCTAGCCAGAACGGCAAGACGATTTACACCACTATCTATCCCGGCCAGCGATTGGTGGTGCGGTAATTGCATACACTATTAGGATTAGGTTGGGATGAATGGGGATCGATTGTTGCCATTGTCACTAGTATTTGTGTATTAGCTAATTGGATTCTCAATAAGACGGTCCGTATCCCACTTAACAATTTAGGCAAGCGGCTTAGCCGTTTTACTGACGAAAGTTTAAAAGTGCGACAACAAAACGCCGAAGCAATGAACGCAATTGAAAATCGGGTCATTAAGGTAGAAGACCGGTTAGATGGTCACGACATTGAATTTAAACATCTATATGAAAAGGAAGCCAAAGGAAATGAAAAAAATTAGTTTTAAGAATGCTGACGGAAGCTTGAATGGTAAGTTGATTGCTGGGATTATTTCGTTACTGATCGTTTTGATTCAACAGGTACTAGCTGTATTTGGCATCAAGTTTGCCGGTGACTGGTCAGCCATTGTCGCTGTTATCAACACTGTATTAACGATCCTTGGTATGCTGGGCGTTATTACTGACGTTCAAACAGTGACGGCACCAACAGTTAAAAGTGATGAGGAAAGTCAGATTGAAGCGACCGCTAATCAGACCGCTGACGAATTACAAGCACCCACGTCTACAGTCGCTGTAGTGAATAGTTCTGCATCATCTGACACTGAAACGGCGTCAGAATCCGCCTCACAAGCAGGCGAAAAGTAG